ATCATCTGCTTCTGGATCTAATTCTTTTTTATCAGCCTCAGTCATTTCTTTTTGCATTTCTTCTAATTCCATACCGCCTACATCATCTCCTGGATGACCGTCTTGCCCTGGATCACCTTGCCCTGTACCTGTACCTGTACCTGCACTTGCAGCTGTACCACCCATTTCACCTGTAGGTCCAGCTTCACCTGCTGGTCCTCCTCGACCATCGCTTGGAGCATTTCCAGGATCATCAGTATCATAAAACACTGGAATACCTTCTGGACTTAATATCTGCTCACCATTTTCATCTAATCCTCTACCTGCATCCTGTAGAGCTTTTATTTCATCTTCCTGTAGGTAAGCCATAAGATGAGGTACACCATTAATTACTTGAGCTACTGGAGCATTCATCATAGGAGCTTCTGGCATTGGTTCTGTTTGTGCAGGAGGCATCTCTTCTGCAAATTCAGAAACAGGAGCTTCCTGTGGCATTTCTCCCATCATTTGTTCCATCTGCATAGGCATTCCACCCTCTTGCATTCCAATAATCCGCATAGTACCGTCTGGTCCTACCTCTTGAGTTATCATTCCACCTCTGTTCATTTTAACTTCCTCCTCTGGATTAAGTATAGGTGAAACTATACCACCCTCTTTTAATGATTTTGTCATTGGTTCTGCCTTTTCAATTTGAACTACATCAAGTATAGCCACTTCACCTTTAGGTTCTTTTTGAGGTTCTTCTGGTCTTCCCTCTTCATCTACATCCACTATAAGACCTTCATCTTCCATGCACTGAAGACCCATCTTTGCCTCATGCATCATAGCACGAATCTTATCTAAACCAACATATCTTACAACATCTGCTGGTATTACAAATTCACCTTCAGAGATCATTGCAGGTATATCGTCTGCTACTTCTTCTGGTGTTGAACCTACTGGTGGATTGTTTTTCATAGCTATTTCCAATTTCTTTCTGCTGTAGACCTGACTTCAGTCTTCATGTCTCGTATCTTTCTCAAGATATGTAGTTTACCTTGAGCCTTCCACATATTACTGTCTATCTCGCTTTGTTCAAACTCTCTAACTGTCTGTTCTATTTTAAGATCTATATACTCCTGAAATAACTCATTGAAGTCTTGTTGGTTGACCAGTGGCAACAGGGCTTTGGCGAGTTTGGGGTGCATTAGCTACTCCTTGTTGGGGTGCAGGTCTACGCTGTCCAGCATTAGCTCCACCTCCAGTTGGAAAACCTCGTTGTCCTGGTCCTGGAGCAGTACCCACACCTATGTTACCTCCTCCTCCACCTGTAGGATCATTTGGATTTGCTCCTGCTGGTGGACCTTCTGGTTGCATCTGCTGTTGCATTTGTTGCATTAATACTGCCTGACGCATAGCTTCTTCTGGATTGTTTGTAATCTTATCAACGTCCAGATCCATAGTTCTGCCGATCTCTCGCATAATATAAGGAAACTTGGCAAAAGGTGCGAGTACTGGATTACTTGCAATTTGTAAGAATGTAATCAGACGTTGTGATCTAACCTCATTCTTCATAAAGCTCTCAGTACCTCTAGCCCTTACTTCCAAGTCTCCTTTTATAGAAGGATCAAAGTCAAACTGCATATTAAATGCATACAAAGCCTCCCCCATAGGCCGTAATAAATAATCATCTATATTTTTAATCACAGTACGAATAGAACTGGTGGCAGCACCCATTAGCATTGATATCCCTGATGCAGTTCGTCCTGTTCCCTGAACCCCTGTCTGACCGTATGAATATGAGGGTAATCCAGTGGACTCATCAGCTAACACTCTGGCTTTATCAAATAACTGCATATTTTCACTTGACACATTTGGAAACTTAGTTCCAAATATTGCTTGCCCAGGTGCGCCACCTTGTCTTCTGAAAATCTTTCCTGGATATACTGTCAAGTCCTGTCCAGGAACTAGATTTGATTCGTCTACTTCTATAAGTAAATTACCAGAGAGTACAGCATTATCTACTGCAAGTCTCATAAAACCATTCATAAGTGTTTGGGTATCGTCCATATTTTCTGCAAGACCTATACCAAAGAAACTGTATGGGTTAATTTCATACGGTGCAGAGCAGTACGGAATACGTTTCGGTGTAAATGGATTTATTACTAGTCGTAGTATTTCATCATTGCACACCCAACAGTTTATCTGTATCTCCTCCAGTTTTTTAAGTTCTTTAGGAAGTTTTATACCTGCTTCTTTAGCTATTTCTGTATCTACTGTACCCCAGAACTCTACTACTTCAAAACGCTCAATACCTGTTGTTGGATCTCCAGCATCCGAGTCCATACCATAGCTGTCAGACTCTATATCGTCTTCCCACCATTCTCTAGTATAGCTTTCACCAAAATCAATAGCTCTGTCTATTGCAGACTTTCTAAAGAATGGACGTTTTCTTAATGCTCTTACTTGTGATCGAGTCATACGATGACGTTCAATCACATACATAGCATCTTCCATATTTATTGCATCTGGATCAGGATAAAAGTTCCAGATAGATGTATATTCTACTTTTGGTATTGTCTTGACTACTGGATCGTAGTCACCGTCTTCATTCCAGTTAGGATACTCTTTGTTAAAAGCAAACGGTCCTTTCATAATACCAGTACCAAACAGAACCGACTCAAACGCAGCAAACCTAAGATGTTTAGTTGCAGCAGATTCTTCTAGCTGATCCCTGATCTTTTTTTCCATCTTCTTAGCTGCAACCATAGCAGGTTGAAATGTAACAGAAGACTGTGTTTCTCCTGGACCTTCTTTTAAATTTTCTATATCTTTTAGTTTGTTTTCCAATGGTCCTAATTTAGCCAGTAATGTATCAGCAGTATCTCCTGCATTTAACTCGTTGCCGTCACCAGGAAAACCATATACTAGAGGCAGATCTGGCATTTCAGGTTCATCTGGTATACCTGCTGGTTCTTTTGGATCTATATGTGCAGTATCTACCACACCTTCAGGCAGTGTAGTTGGCTCAATACCTATAGGAAATCTGTTCTGGCTAAACAGTACATCACATAACTGACTGTACGCAGCCAGTACTTTTGTTTTAGTTACCTTAATAAATACGCGAGACTTCTCAGCATCGGTAAATTTTACATCAGGACCATAGATACCTCTATAGTTTCTGTACGACTGTAGCCATCTTGTCTCGTCGTTGTATCTAGAACTTTTAGCTGAAGTATATTTTTTATCAATATACCCTAGAAGATCAGTGTATTGATTTTCATCTTTACCGTCTTCCAGTGCTGTATTTTCATCAGTATCTAAAAAATCGTCACTCATTTAGTATCCAAACATATTATCTGATGGCTTCCAACGCTGTTTAGGAATATGTTCCCAAGCTGTTGTTTTATTCATCGGTCTTGACATTACCATATATCTTAGTGCATCGTACAAGTGATCCTCAGACTTAGTATCAACATCCTCTGGATTACGTTTATCTAAAGGAAGTGCAGGTAACTGACTAATTAAATTACGGCAGTTATCCAGTATTATTAATCTTGGTTCTTCTGTTTCTTCATCAATGTGCAGTCTTTTGTGTATTTCTATTTTACCAGCAACTCTAGATCCTGGAGATCTGTCAGAAGGTCTGAACCTGCATCCTTCTCTGTTTAGTGTCTCTGCTATAGATGGACCTACATCTCCTCGCTTTGCCCAACATGAGGAGTCTAGTACTGCATCATATATCTTACCGTCATCTTCTTCTGCATCCAGTATAGCCCATGCTAATTTGTCTGCTGTCAGTTGATTAACATATAACTCCCTATAAATCCATAGTACATCATCATAATCAATAGCTCCCCAAAGCACAGCAGAATGACTAGAATAGCCAAAATCGCAAGATCTGACTTTTGTCCATCCTGAAGGAATCTTAAAAGATTCGACAACGTGAATTTCTTTATCAAATTCTGGAAACGCTCCATCCTCGACAACATCCCAATTCCCATATAAAAACTGTTGGCGTTTTGCTTCAGGAAGTGACCCCAACATTGATACATAACTATGGTCTTGTGTCAAGTACGGATTATCCCATACTGACGCTGCTATAAACTTACGGCTAATGCCAGATACTATTTCTTCACCGTTCGCAGTAAAACGGACTTCTTCTACAAATCTTTTGCCTTGCGGTGCAGGATCTATAAACATCTTCTTAACCCAAGCCGATCCTACGTTTCCTGGGTTTCCTGTTGCCCTCATCTGAAGAGGTATGCTTGTATCTACAGTTCTTAACGATGACCGTAGAAAATGCCATATATCTGCGTTAGGATATTGCGGAAGCTCGTCCACACCGATCCATGTATAGGATTGACCTTGATATCTGAGGGCATCTTGTAAATTCTCTGCATATCCAAACTCTATTCTAGCTCCACTTGGAAAGTGCCAAGTGTTTTCCTGTGTCTTAAACTTTGCACCTTTAAATGCCTTTGGGTATATCTGTTGTGTCTGAAAGATAACATCCCTAAGTTCTGGCATTGACCTACGCAATAGCAATGCTCTGTGTGTAGGCTTATGTGCAAATCTTAATGGTGCAATTAAGAGACTATAGGTTTTACCTCCACCTCTTGCTCCACCATAAAATACTTCTCGTTCTCCAGCAGATAGAAACTCTGTCTGTGGACCTGGATTCGGCTTAAAAGCAATTTCCTGTTTTACTTCTGTCTCTTCTACAGGAAACTCTATATTCTCTTTCTCTACACGATCAGGTTTATTAAGTGCTTTCTTGAGTCTTCGCTTTGCCTGTTCAGCTTTGATTGTTGTCTGCTTAACAGTATTTTTGAGCCTACTGACCTGTTTTTGCTGTTTGGTGAGGTTGGCCTCACGCTCTTTTCTACGCGACTCAAGCTCTTCTTTAGTCCACGCAAGTTTATGAAGTCTCGTTGCGGATAGCCTACGATTGGTTTCATTCTCTAGCCACCCTGCAACTTTTCTTACTGGCTGTCTGCCATCTCTTATTTGTACTATTGCTTCGTCTAATTTAGTGAGTACAAATTTATCAGGATAATAACATGATTTATCCTGTCCTTTTTCAGCCTTGTCATACCCATACGGCAATGTGCCTACTGCTGGTATCGGTTTGGTTTTATTCCTCGTCTTCATCTTCGTCTTTGTTAAGAGGCGGTAGAACCACTACGGCAGACGGAGTGCCTTTGTGTTCTATCTTTTCAGTACGGACCAGCCCTACTCTGTCCAGCACTTCTTTAGATGCTGCCAGTTTCTCTCTGTTTCCTAATGCACTGGGATCATCTATTATATCCACCATAGACATAACGGCCTTTGGAGCATTTGCAGCCAGAACATATTCTGCTCTTTCTACAATTTCCTCCTTGAGCCGTTTAATTATTCTTGCAGGATACTCGCTCTTAGAATACCCTGCTATGTCCATTGCGGTACGAAAGTGTCCGTTAGCATCGCCAAATAAAGCGTCTAGGAACTTGCTTTCTTTTTCGGTTAAAGATAATTTCACCTAAATACACCTCTGCGAGTAAAACCGCCTTTTCTCATGCCGTATGTTTTCTTGGGTGCTTTATACATACCGCCCTTTCCAAAGGCTTTTCTTCTGGCAGTACCGCCCTTGCGGAGATCCATTTCTTCTTGAGCCTCTAGTTCTTCCCAATTTTCAGAATCACCATACTTGCTCATACCTCTATCTGTAGAATCTACAGTAAATGGACCGTATTTGCGTACATCCTGTCTAAAGAACTGATCTTTTAAAGACTCTTTAGGTTCTGATTTCTTTTTCTTTTTTCCCTTGCTAGGCGTATAAGTAGCTTTGCTGTCTTTTTTAGTAGTATCTTTTTTAGTAGTATCTTTTTTAGGACCAGTAGTTTTTGCACCTGCACTAGGACCAAGCTCATCACCTGCAAGTTTTTTCTTTTTAGTTGATCGTTTTTTAGCTACAGGTTCTCCTGCTTTATCCTTCATTTTTGCGCTAGTACGTTTAAGTTCTTCTGCTGCTTTTGCCTCTGAAGAACTTAATTTAAGTTTGTCAGCAGCGGACATAGCCCCATAGTATCCAGCGACTCCTGTTCCTGCAATACCAAGACCTAAAGCAGTTACATTACCAGCACTTCTTCCTGGTTTGCTCTGTCTAGCCCTTTCAATAACAGGATTTGTATTAGGATTAAATGTAGTATCTTTTTTAGTAGTATCTTTTTTAGGTTTAGCTGTTTTACTGGTTTTAGGTGGTGTAGTTTTCTTTAAAGCCTTGGATGCTCTAGTTTGAGTTTTACTCACATCACTTATAAGTTTACTAGTATCTAATTTTCCAACTGCTGTTTTAACTTGTGATAAAGAAACTTTACCAGTTTTAGTGTTAAATGCTCCAGATTTTACTTGACTTAAAATTGCATCTCTTTGCACTTTTGGTAAACCTTTTAAATAATCAAAAACATTTTCAGGTAATTTAGAACCCAATGTTTTAGCTAATGCACTTAAAGTTAAACTTGCTACTGCTTTTTTAGGACTTTTAGGAGGGGCCATTGTTTTGTTTCCTTTTAATTTGTTATATGCTGCTCGTACACCTGCTTGTACGTTTTTTGGTAATTGTGTTATTAATTTAGGATTTCTAGCTATTTTATATGCTAGTGCTGCGCCTCCCCCAACCATAGTTGCGGTAGACAAATCATCAGCAAAATCTACTATATCATATCTATTAGGATCATCTACAGCACTTGCATAATCTACTTTTTTTGTTTTAGGGTTATATACACCTTCTTGATATCCTGCTATTTTTCCTCGTCTTAGTTTATCTTTTCTGTTAGTATCTATACCTTCAATCAACTGTTTGTCTGTTCTAGTAGGCAAACCCATCTGTTTAGCTTTAGTACGAAGTGACTGTAGCAGTTTTGAGTTTCTAGCAAAATCAGCATCAGTAGTACTATTAATAAAGTTTTTTTCAACTTCTCTTAGCCTACTTTGCATTTGTTTCTGTCTAAGACTGAGTTT